GGTGATGCTCAGTTTGACCAAAAGACTGGGGAGATTATTCGTATCCCAGTTAAGGCTCACGTAGCTTTAAAGATCACCACAGACTTAATGACTAAGCAACAGAAATTAACAGACAAGCCTGTTGAAAAAGAACTTGAGAAGACTATTGACGACAGATTGCTCAAGCTGTCTGAGGAGTTTGCTAGGTTTGCTAACTCTAAAAGAAACACCATTGAAGCTGAAATCATTGAGATCAAATGAGCAAGCTCAATGCTGACGTAATGGAGGGGTTTGTTAACTCTGTTCTTAGAAAGAATTTTGATAGACCTGCTCCTACCCCACAGTTTCACAAGGAAATATGGGACCTTGTTACTAGTAACAGCAGACAAGTAGCCATAGCTGCTCCTCGTTATCATGCTAAATCTACAGCAGTAACCCACGCCTACACACTAGCTTCAGTTCTATTTAGGGAATCAAGGTATGTACTTATTGTTTCAGATACAGTATCTCAAGCTATCCAGTTTCTTGGAGACATTAAGAAAGAACTCCTTGATAACGAGGATTTGCGATCCTTGTTTTCAATTAAAGATGGACCATTCCCCAAAGATACAGAAGATGATTTGATTGTTGAGATGGATGATGGATATACCTTCCGTATCCAAGCAAAGGGTTCTGAACAAAAGCTTCGTGGTTTGAAGTGGGCTAATTTACGTCCTGACCTAATCATTGGTGATGACATGGAAAATGATGAGATTGTCATGAACAAAGACAGGCGTATGAAGTTTAAACGCTGGTTTTATGGTGCTCTTATTCCTTGCGTATCATCTTCAGGAAAGATACGTATTGTAGGAACTATCCTACACTTAGACAGCTTATTAGAGAACTTAATGCCTACTTCTCAGTTATCTACCCACAGAGGTGTTAAAGACCTAGTGCAAGAGGACCTTAAAGAATACTCTAGGAACATACTACCTTGGAAGTCTGTCAAGTATCGTGCTCACACAGATGACTTTAAAACTTTGTTATGGCCTGAAATGAAGACTGCTGAGCAATTTAAAATGCTCAAGGATGACTATGTGCGTCAAGGTCTAGCTGACATTTACTCCCAAGAGATGCTTAACATTCCGTTGGATATTAGCGACACTTTCTTTAAAAAGACTGACTTTGTAGCTATGAAACCTGAAGAACAAAAGAAGAATTTAGTCTATTATGCTACCTGTGACTTAGCTGTATCCCAATCCCAAAGAGCTGATTACTCTGCTTTTGTAGTTGGTGGTATGGATGAGGATGGAAAGCTATACTGTAAGCACGTAATTAAAGAGCGTATGGACGCTTTAGAGATTGTAGATACAATCTTGATGATTCAAAAGATTTATAAGCCCGTACTCTTTGGACTTGAACAAGGTACTATTCAGAAAGCTATTGGTCCCTATCTCAACGAAGAGATGCTTAAGCGAGGTGAGTTTATTAACACAGTGTTGTTAAAACCAAGCGGTGACAAACTTACCCGTGCTAGGAGTATTCAAGCTCGTATGAGAAGTGGGGCTTGTCGATTTGACAAAGAAGCTGACTGGTATCAAAACTTTGAGGATGAACTTCTTAGATTTCCTAGAGATAAGCATGATGACCAAGTAGATGCTTGGGCGTATTTGGGCTTAATGCTTGATAGGATGTGGGAAGCCCCAACCGAAAAAGAAATCGAAAAAGAAGAGTACGAGGCTTATATTCGTGAAAGTAATGTAGTAGACTCTGGACGATCTGCTATTTGTGGGTACTAAAGATATGCACTTAAAAGAAAAGTTTAACATTGAAAACCTCATGTATGAGGCCAACATTGCTACCCTCCTATGCAAAGAGGACTTGACAACTATCGGGGTTCAAATTGTTAGGGACTTTGATAACGATATTTCATCTCGGAGCAGTTGGGAAAAGCGTACTGAAACTTCTCTTAAACTTGCACTCCAAGTTGCTGAAACTAAAAACTTTCCTTGGGCTAATGCCAGCAACGTTAAATTCCCACTCATTACTATTGCTGCACTGCAGTACCATGCTCGCAGTTATCCTGTACTAATAGACAGCGATTTGCCAGTTAAGTGTCGTGTTGTTGGTGATGACAAAGACGGACTGCGTGGACTTCGTGCTACTCGTGTTGAACAACACATGAGTTACCAACTTCTTGAAGAAGATGAAGACTGGGAAAGCGAAATGGACAAGGTTCTTATTACACAGCCTATTATTGGCTGTGCATTTAAGAAGACCTATTACGATCCAGTTAAAAAGCACAACATTTCTGAGAACGTCTTAGCTAAAGACTTGGTAGTTAACTACTGGACTAAGAGTCTGGATACTGCTCACCGAGTTACGCATGTCCTTCAAATGACTAGCAACGAAATTTATGAGCGAGTAGCTCGTGGGTTATGGCTTGATGTGTCTGAAGGTCGTAGACAACAACAGCCAAGTATTTTAATAAGTGATAACTTACAAAGTGCTCAAGACAATGCCCAAGGTTTAACACCACCAGAGTCAAGTGATCCAAGTACTCCTGTTGAAATACTTGAACAACATTGCCACATTGACTTTGATGATGATGGTTATGCAGAACCCTACATTGTTTATGTACGCAGAGACAACAAGCAAGTGGCTCGCATTGTTGCTCGGTACAGCGAATCTGATGTAGAGCGTAATGATAAGGATACTATTCTTAGCATTAAAGCTGAACAGTATTTTACTAAATATCCTTTTGTACCTTCGCCTGACGGTGGTTTTTACGACTTAGGTTTTGGTGTTCTTCTTGGTCCTTTGAATGAGTCAATCAATACAATCATCAACCAGCTCGTTGATGCTGGTACTATGGCTAATACTGCTGGTGGATTTCTTAGCCGTGGTATTAAGTTACGTGGTGGTAACTACTCCTTCAATCCTATGGAGTGGAAGCATGTAGATACAACAGGCGATGATTTACGTAAAGGCATTGTTCCACTGCCAGTACGTGAACCCTCAAACGTTATGTTTACACTGTTAAACTTATTAATTAACTATGGTGAACGCATTGGTGGTTCTGTAGACATTTTGTCAGGTCAAAACCCTGGACAGAATACTCCTGCTGAAACCACCCGCACTATGGCTGAACAGGGTATGAAGATATTTAATGGTATCTTTAAACGTACTCATCGCAGTCTTAAGCAAGAGTTTCGTAAACTGTATCGCTTAAACCAAATCTTTATAACTGAAGATACACCATACGTATCTAATGCTAAGAACACTGGTATTGTTTTAGCTTCTGATTATGCAGGTCCTGTTACAGACGTAATGCCTACTGCTGATCCATCTGTAACCTCTGATGCCCAGCGCATGAGCCAAGCTGCAGCTATTGCACAACGAGTTTCTGTAACACCAGGCTTATACAACCGCTATGAAGCTGAGTACACTTTCTTAAGAGCAATGAAAGTTACAAACATTGACAAGATATTGCCTGATCCTAAAGGACCAAATGCAGTACAACCACCATCTGATCCTAAGATTCAAATTGAACAGATGCGCCAGCAAACTAAACAAGCTGAGATGGACTTAAACATGAAGATGGGTCTGCTTAAACTAATGGGTGAAGCAGAACTAAACCAAGCACAAATTCAAAGACTTGAAGCAGAAGTAGAAGCTATCAAGATTGGTATTGTGACTGAAGGTGAAAGAATGCGTATTCAAGAAATCAATATGCAAATAGGTCTGCAACGTGAGCGTAGAGAAGGTGTTCTTAGTTCTATCCAAACTATGAATACTGTCTACGACAAAATGAAGCTAGATGTAGGGAAGCAATCCCCTGAGCAACCAGTAGTGCCACAGGAGATGATGCCCCAAGTACCACCTCAGTAAGGTTTTAAAAAGGAGAGAGAATGGAAGCAGTTAGCCAAGACAACTTCGATGAATGGAAACACCATCCAGTTACTAAACGTTTGATGAAAATGCTTAGTACAGATAGGGAAGCCATGAAAGAAGGTCTAGTCAACAATACGTTTGACGATGAGCAAGAAGTAAAAGGTCGCTGTAGAGCAATCGCAATTATTCTAAATTTGGAATATGAAGATTTGTTTGAGGCAACTATTAAGAGAGAACCAAATGAGTAATGAATCAGGTATTAACCCAGTAGGGTGGCGTGTGCTTATCAAGCCACAAGAAGTAAAAGAAGTCTCCGAAGGAGGCATCATTCTTACTACTGAAGTAACTAAAGATCGTGAACAGATGGGTAATACCACTGGTGTTGTTGTAGCTATGGGCGACCAATGCTATGCCGATGAACCTGCACCTTGGAGTGTAGTAAGCGATAAAGTTATTTTTGCTAAATATGCAGGTTTACTGTATTTAGGTAAAGATGGGTTTAAATATCGTATGATTAATGATAAAGACATCACAGGCACTCTTGATGCTGATGTTGATCTTGTTGATCCTTATTTGGCAAAAAAGTAAATTAGGAGTAAGATATGAGTGAAGAAAACAACAGTGTTGCTAGTAATGAAGTTGCTTCAGAAATTCAACATGAGGCTGAATCTCAAGGTTGGGTTCCTAAAGAAAGATTTCGTGGCAACGAAGCTGATTGGGTAGATGCTGATATTTTTGTAAAACGTGGTCGAGAGATTCTTCCTATTCTGCGTAAGAATAATGAGAACCTTGTTAAAGACCTCAATGCTACAAAAGAGCAACTCAAAGAGTTTCGACTAGCAGCAGAAGAGTTCAAACAGTTTCAACGTGAAACTTATGAACGCAAAGTTAATGATTACGAATTACGTATTCAAGATATTAAAGAAAGCCGTGCTCAAGCTATTAGCGATGGGGATGGTCAGAAAGTCAATGCCCTAGATGACGCATTGGACCTTGCAAAAGAAGAATACAAAGAGGCTAAACAAGCCGTTAAAGACGCAGATGTTGTTAAAACACCTGAACCAGTACAGGCTGAGATTGATCCAGGCTTACAAGCGTGGTTAGATCGCAACACTTGGTTTGGTGAAGATAAACGAATGACTGCCGTAGTTAATGGTATTGGTGAGAGTCTTCGAGTAGAATTTCCTATGCTTAAGGGACAACCGTTTCTGGATAAGCTTGATGAAGTGTTAGCAGAAGAGTTTCCTAATAAGTTCGGTAAAAAACAAAGTATACGCAGTCGGGTTGAATCTGGATCAGGTAGGCAGAGTCGTGGTAGTAGTAACTCCCAGTCTTATGACAACCTTCCCTCTGAAGCTAGAGCCGCATGTGATCGGTTTGTTAAGCAAAAGCTTATGACCCGTGAACAATATGTTGCAGATTTTGACTGGAATTGATTTTTAACTTACACTAAAGGAAATTGATATGCCCCGTGCACTAAATGAGTTTGAAAAACGTGATCGTCTTCTAGAGAAAATGGCAGATAAACAAGCAGCAGCCTTTGCTCCTAGACCTGCTGAAGACGGTACAACTCGAAAACGTAGGAATGTCTTTAATGGGACAGAAGCTAAGATAAGTGTTCGAACACAGATAGAAGGTTATCATCTCCATGTCTTTACGGATGCTGGGGGACGAATTAAAGAAGCTGTGGATAGCGGCTATGAGTTCGTAAAGCCTGATGAAGTGGGAGGCGTGAGTGAGAATGTGGTCAGCCGTAATGGTGATCTTGGAGAAAGAATTAGGTATCTTGTAAATCCTCGTGCAGAAGGCACGGAGCAATATGGGTACTTAATGAAGATTCGGCAAGAATGGTATGAGGAAGATCAAGCTGAGCTTCAAGCTAAAAACAATCGCATTGATGCTGCCATTCGCAAGGGTAAGATTACTGGAGATGATCCATCTTTCTATACTCCTCGTGATGGTATCAAACTTAACTAATGTTTTATTAAGGAGTCTTAAATGGCTAACGTAAACAAACCTACAGGCTTTAGCCCAGTAGGAAACTTGCTAGGTGGCAAGTGGAATGAGCAGGGTCGTGTATACGCTATCCCTACCTCTGACACTACCAATAGCTATGCAATCGGTGATTGTGTAATGTCTGCTTCTGGTTCGGATGCCACTGGTATTCGTAACATCCAGAAGTGGGGCGGTGCTACAACTACCTCTGCTTTGCCTTTGGGCATTATCGTAGGCATTCGTGTTGCTGATCCTGGCGTAAGCTTGGTTGGCACTACTTTGGACCTAACACAAACATACATTGCTGCTGGTACTCGTACCAACACCCGTTACGTGTTTGTTGTGGATGATCCTTTCGTCTTGTTCGAAGCTCAGTTTGGTTCTGTGGGTGCAACCATAGCCCAACTGTCTATGAATGCTGCCGTGACTATCTCCGCTGCCAATCAAACTTCTTTGGCTCCAAGTGCTCCGTTCTCTGATATGGTCCTTTCTGGTCCTGCAGTTACGGCTACTTTGCCAATTCGTTTGCTTGGTGCTGTTCAACGTGCTAATAATGAAGCGACTACTGCTGCTAGTCCTTATATTCGTGTGTTGTGCAAATTCAATTATCATGAGTACGGTACTATCGCCTCTGCCTCTGGCTCAGTCGTTAACTACCTTGCAGTTTAATTAAGGAGAATAAATCATGGCTGGTGTAATTACTACCGCATCCCATCCCAAGGCTCTATGGCCTGGCGTTAAAGCTTGGTGGGGACAAGTCTACAATGAGCATCCAGAAGAGTATGTTGACCTGTTTGACAAAGATACTTCTACTCAGAACTACGAAGAAGACGTTCAACTGTCTGGTTTCGGTCTAGTTCCTGTGAAGTCTGAAGGTCAAGGCACTGCATACGACTCTGAAATCCAAGGCTTTACCACACGTTATACACACGTTGCTTACGCAATGGGTTATATCGTGACTAAAGAAGAGTTGGATGACAACTTGTATGAGCAAATCTCTAAGAAACGTGCTTCAGCTTTGGCAATGTCTTTCCGTCAAACGAAAGAAAACATTGCTGCTAACGTGTACAACCGTGCTTTTAACAGCACGTATAAAGGTGGTGATGGTGTCGCTTTGTGCGCTACTAACCACCCTAATACTTCTGGTGGCACGTTTGCTAACAAGCCTACAGTTGACGTTGACTTGTCAGAAGCTGCTTTGGAAGATGCAGTGATCGCAATCATGGGTCTGCAAAACGACCGTGGTTTGTTGGTTGCCATTCAACCTGACAGTCTGCACATTGCTCGTCAAGAAGTGTTCAATGCTCAGCGTATTCTCCACTCTAAGTACCAAACAGGTAATGCCAACAATGACATTAACGTCATTGCTACTGGTAACTACTTGCCTGGTGGCTTTAAAGTGAACCACTACTTCACAAGCCCACACGCTTGGTTTATCCGTAACACCATTCCTGGTGGTACTGGTATGAAGTACTATGAGCGTCATGCTGTCACGTTCGATCAGGACAATGACTTTGATACTATGAACGTTAAAGCCAAAGGCTACGAGCGTTATAGTTTTGGTTGGTCTGATCCCCGTGCTATCTTTGGTGTTAATGGTCCGTAATTGTTCCTAGTAACAAACCCTCTCCCAAAAGGAGGGGGTCACTTCTTAATTAAAGGAATTTAAAATGAGCTACGAACGTCAAAAAGAAAAGGGCAAGCGCCCTGATGTTACAGTCCAATCTAAGATGGAAGAAAAAAAAGAAAAGAAAACGGCTCCCATGAAGAAGATGGCTGTAAAAAAGACTGTGCCTAAAAAGAAAATGTAAAGTACAATTCAATCTTCCAATGACGCTCTTAATTGAGCGTTGTTTTAAACAACGTCAAAGGAACTTATCATGTCAAATCCAACACGACTCTATAGTGGTTTATCCACTGCATTCCCTAATGAACCTCTGCATTCTTACCCTTTTCCTGACCCTTTCCACACTGGAAGCAACCAATACGTAGGTAGTTCTACTTATAGTAATGATTTCAACACACTGATTGGTACGGACTTTACAACATCAGGCTCATCTTCTGCATTTGCTCTTGCAGCAGGAGTTGGCGGTTGGGCTACTCTTACCCCAGGTGGTACTACTACAGCTAGTGCTACTTATAAACCTATTACGTTTTATCAATTTGTAGCGGGCAATCGTTCTTGGTATATATGTCGTTTTAAAACCTCTGCTGTAGCTGGCAACGTGTCTTTTTACGCTGGTTTGCGTAATGGTGTTAGTGCAACTGAAGGCTTATGGTTTGCTAAAGCTGCTGCATCTACTTCTATTAACTTAGTGTCTACTGTTGATAGTACTGCTACTACTTTGGTAACAGGTGTTGCAACTGCTGTGGCTGATACTTTTGTTGAAGTTGGTTTTTACTATGATGGCACAGACGTAATTGTCTACTCAGGTACTTCTTCCACTGATTTGGGTATGGTAGCTCGTGTGTCTAACGTTACTATTGGTGCTACTGCCACTAACTTGACTAGTGCTTTGTTAAGCCCTGTGTTTCAAATTACTCCTACAGCAACTGACACCTTGACTACTGACTTTGTGTTGGCAGCTCAAGAAGTTACACGCTAATAAATTAAAGTAAACACCACATCTGCTACAACAGTGACAGGTGTGGTTTGTTACAAAAATAGTTTAGTGTTAAACGTAAACAAAGTAGGAGTTTAATATGGCTGATATGTTTCTTAAGAGTGGCGAGCAACCTCGTTACTTTGCTTTTAGTGGTGTAAACTCTACGACCTCTAACTTAGCATCTTCACCTATCTATAAAGAAAGTCCATACAGTAGCTTCCAAGCTATTGTTACTGGTACAGGTACTGTGACTGCAACTGTTGCTGTTCAAGTATGCAATGAAGCTGATACCTTTAATGGTACTAAAGCTAATTGGATTACTATGGGTACTATTACATTGTCTGGTACTACTACAGCTACTGATGGCTTTACTACTGTATGTCCTTGGCGTTATGTACGAGTCAATGTAACTAACGTTACTGGTACTAACGCAACTGCTGAAATCATCATGGGTGTGTAATTATGGCTGTTGCTACTACAAACCTTTATGGGGCTTTTGATAACCCAGGAGATTTTGGGATTACCGAATATGGAGTAGCTACTGATAAGTATGGGGTTATTCAAGACCCTATCACTTCTACAGGCACACTGTTACTAGAAACAGGTGACGATTTGCTGCAAGAAGATAGCAGCTATATCTTGTTGTAATTTAGGATATTTATGACCTCAACTGTATTTACTTCTGGCACTGTAATTGAGTCTCCTTGGCTTAATGATGTAAACACGGCTGTATATACAACTGTTCCTGCTGCTGCTAGTTCATCTGCGCTTGCGGCCTCCTCTGGCTCGTCTTTGGTGGGCTTTATCCAGTCAGGCTCTGGAGCAGTCGCCACAACAGTCCAAGCTAAGTTGCGTGAGAGTGTGAGCGTGTTGGATTTTGGTGCTGATCCTACGGGGGTTGCTGATAGCACCAGTGCTTTTACGGCTGCAATAGCAACGGGTGCAGCCATTATCAATATGCCAGCAGGGACATTTAAGATTTCATCTACTTTGACTATAAGTAGACAAGTCCAGTTAATTGGGTCCGGCGCTGGTGAAGTTGATGGAACTGCGGGTACCTCTACCACAACGATCAACTACACAGGCACAGGTGTTGCCATTAGTTTGATCGGAGCAAACGTCAATGGTATTGATAATATGCACTTGTCCGATTTTCACATCGTTGGAACTGTTTCTTCTGATGGTGGATTGTTAGTGGGGGATGCTTGGTCTGGACACCCATTTAATGACGGTTTTGTTGTTGACTCGTCTTTTATCAATCTTAGTTTTAATGGATTTACCAAAGTAAATGCCTATGGAATGCGGGTTAGAAATGTACTAAACAGCTATTTTAGAAACCTCCATCCAAAAAATTGCTATGATGGTTTGCTTCTTAACGGTATCATAACAACCTTATCTTTTCATAACTCTTGGTTTCGATCAAGTGTTCGTAATGGTTTTCGGATTGACGCAGACGGTACTAACGGTCAAATATCGAACGTTGTACTTAACGACTGCACCAGTGAGGCCAATGGCGAAGCTGGTTTATATTTAAGTGGTCAGATTGCTGCTCTTGATTTCTATTCTTATCATTCAGAAGCTAACAATACAACAGGCGGGACAGCGCCTATAGTTATCACAGACAACGGTCAACTCTGCCAAGGTATAAACTTTTGGGGCGGTGTTGTTCAGGATAAAGTTGGCGCATTGCAATATGATGTTACGGGAACACTGTATACCACTTGGACTAATGTAATTGTTCCAAGTTATGCTGCTGCGTTTATCAAGGTTTCGTCTACCACTTTGTACGGAGCGTTTAACTATGCTGGCGTTGAAATGACCGTTAATAGCATTGTTAATAACCCATACAACGGCGTTTCAATTAACGGAAATATTCCCGAATCTGGTTTGCGTAGTGTGCGAACAAAGTCAAATTACATACTTGCTGGCAATGCAGTAACTTCATTTACTTTTCAAGCGGTTACAGATGCAAACTGGAAATCTACAACTATAAAAATTACAGCTTCTGCGTCAGATCGTAATACTACGGGCCATGTTGGAGCATGGTGGCAATATGAAATTATTTTGCTAAACGCAAATGCTGCAATTGTGACTTTAGTTGATAGTGGTGGTACTACGGGGTCATTTGTAGTTGCAATATCGGGCGATTCTGGTACAGCTAAACAAGTTATTACGGTATCCGTTACCGCCACGGCGCTTGATGGTATTACGACAACTCTTGAAGCTGCATGTCCAATGGGCATTTCTGCAATTTTTTAAGGAAAATTTATGGCTGATAAAAAAATATCTGCACTTACAGCAGCAACAACTCCTTTAGCGGGTACTGAAGTTCTACCTATTGTTCAGGGTGGTGCAACGGTCAAGGTGGCCGTGAGTAATTTGACCGCTGGTCGTGCAATTAGCTTGGGAAGCAGCTCTCAAATAACTGGTGGTGGCTTATTAAAACTTGGAATTGCAACAGGTAATGCTGGAGCAGCAACACAATTTAATGGGTGGTCATCGCCTTCTTATGGGAATTGGCAAATAGATAATGTTTACGGACTTGGACCGGCAGGTGCATTAAACTTTACACCTTCGGATACGGGGGGTGGAACTACCTATACGGGAAATCCTGCGTTTTACATTATGGCTGCAACGGGAGCATACTCTAGTACCGGTTTTACTGCGTTAACCGGAAACTTCACTTTTAGCACAGCAGCCAAAGGCATCAACTTCACCGCCAACACTCCCGCAGCAGGAATGACAAGCCAGTTGCTTAACTGGTATGAAGAAGGTACTTGGACGCCAACAGATGTTTCTGGCGCAGGGTTGTCGTTAACCATTCCAGCCAACAGCACAAAATACACTCGCAAAGGCCGAGAAACAACTTACATGGCTTGGATTTCATTTCCTGTTACCGCAAGCATAGTTGCGGCTGAAATTGGAGGCATACCATTTGCGGCATTAAATGGTTATGCTGGTAACGGCGTATCGTTTTATTCCACTGCGGGATTTCAAGTATTTGCTAGGCTTAACACAACATCATCTTTTAACCTTGTAAAAAATGACAACACTACGGTCACTAATGTAATGTTGACTGGTAGCACACTTGCTGTTCAATTTACAGTGTTTTCTTGATTTGGAGAGCCAAATGGCTTTGACAAAAATTAGCAATTCGATGAATCAAGGGTGTGAAGCTACACCTTTGGCAACATTACTTGGCCCACCATCTGCTGATGGCCCTGACCCTATTGACGCAGGAATTGAATGGTTGGCAAATAATACGTTAGGGACACAAAAAAAGTTTGCGGCTATTCAATGTGAGATTCAAATTGATACTCCCGGTAACGAATCAGGACGGATGCATTTTTTGGTAAGTCAGGATGATTTTTTACAAGTTATTGGAACTATTACTCGACAAGGCTCTTGGGTTGTTGGCCCCGGCGCACCATCCTACATAATGCAGATTGCAGGAGAGCAAACCATCAATGGTGTTGTTTCGACAACGCCTATTTTTGGTGAGCGTTTATCAGTAGAAGACCCCGACTATGTTGATATGCGTGGATTTGCAATTCGCAATGTCAAAATCACAGACTTAACAGATTTAGATTATTCTGCGGGCATTGGTTTTTCTGTTCTTAACACCGATGGCAAAGAACGTGAAACAGCACTATTGCGAACTAAATACTCGGTTAGAACTGCTGGTTCTGAATACAGTTATATGTATCCAGCAACATTAGTTAATGGGGTGCAAATAAGTGGGCCGTATTTTCATAACTCAGGCGTTAGTTTTAACGGAACATTAAACGCTAACAACATTCTTAGCGCTTACAAAAATGACACCTTAACACTTCCTGTAACGGGTATTGTTGGGTCGCCAAACATAAATGTTTACTACACACAAGTTGGTAATTTGGTTACTTTAACTTTTCCAACTTTTAGCGGAACATCTAACTCAGCTTTATTTCAAATTGATTTTCTACCTACAAACATACGTCCTTCTAATGACCGTCTTGTGATGATGCGTGTCATAGACAACAGTGTTCAATTGTTATCCCCCGGTATTGCATACATAAAAGCATCGGGGCGCATAGATATTTACAAAGATTTGGCAGAAGCTGCTTTTACTGCATCTGGCACTAAAGGTATCAATCCTTTATGTGTAAGTTATACGTTATATTAAAGGAAAAATCATGGAATTCAAATGGTCAATTAACAAAGTCCAAGTGGCTGAAAACAATCTGGTTGTCAAGGTTGACTTGACAGTTACCGCTATTGATGGCGACAACTCAGCGTCAGCGGCCTACAGTCGTGAGTTAGTTCGTGGAGACACATTCACAATTTTTAACGAGCTGACTGAGCAACAAGTGCTTGACTGGTGTTTTGCTCCAGAAGTCACGACTTGGCTAGACAGAGAGAATGTGGAGCAGTCTTCTACCCGTCTAATCAAGGACGAGGGTGAAGCACAGGTCACTGGTCAGATTGAGCGCCAATTGGCTCAAGCTGCTGCCGAACCAAAATTACCGTGGGTCACACAAGATGAACTTACTACTTCAGAGATTTAAGTCCAAAACCTACTGGGTTGCTCTAGTAGGTGCTTTGCTGACCGTGATTGAGGCCAACAGCGGCTTTATCGGTCAATTCCTGCCTGCCGAGTACCGAGCTTACATCGTGATGCTGTGGCCCGTTCTGATGCTAGTATTGCG